GAGCCGATACATAGGCTATAACAGCCTGGATACCAACAAAGAGTTGGTTGTCTCGGTAGTCTGCCTGGTGGTAGTAAAGCCTGTCGCTGTCCTGCTTGCCGAGGTAGTAGCGCTCGTTCTGTGCTCGCACATTGCGTAGGTTAAAGCCGCTTCTGCTATTCCAGTAAGCTTCTGAGTCGTTCACCCAGTACTTGAAACGCCGTACAAGCGTAGCGTCATCCACTTCATCGATAGATAGAGCGTCACGCTCATCAATCACGCCTGTGCCTGTTGTTATATCGTCTACCCTAGGGTCTTTAAATACTTTTTCTTGGTCGTTCATGCTATGTCTCCTGTTTGTCTCTATCATACAGCAAATAGAGCGTGAGAGACTAGCCTTTATCCAAGCTTATCTGTCTCTACCGCTGTTGCAATATCAATTCCAATGTCTTTTGCCTCTACCCTGCCGCCTGGTGCCATGGTGAATGACTGCTTAGTAAGCTTGTTAATTCTCTTTGCCTCGTTCACTAGGAAGCCATACTCACGGTTGGCTGTCATGAGTGTGTACATGAGAGAGTCTAATGCGTGGTCTACGTTGTTAGGGTCAAGCTCCTCACCGCCAGATTCCTTGGCGTAGATGATGGTGGGTAGCGTGTCTATGAGGTATGAGCAGTACTTGCTAAATATGAGGCCAGGCTTGCCATCTGATTTATTAGCAAAAGCGCTGTGGATCATCTGCACTGCTGCTTGCTTCCTGTCTTTCATGAGCTTGTCAGCCCGTACAATGCGTGGACGCTTCTCGTCTGGTGCAAGACGGGCAAATGTATCATTGAGCACCTTAGCGATCGTCTCAGAGCCTCCTAGATGGCTGTAGGCGTCATGTGGCAAAGCTATCAGATCTACAGGATCCTTAAGATACATCTCCACAATCCTCTCACACCAATACTCTTTAGGCTTGTGGTTGCCATGTAGCTCACGGTAAATGAAAGCTCTGTTCTCCTTCTCTGTGATGTTATCAAACATAGCCCAAAGCAGTACACACTCATCGTTATAGCCCCAGTCCATACCCATGACACGGTAGTTGCTGTCGAAGGCTTCTTTGGTAACTCCCCACTCGCTGAACTTAGTGTAGGTATGCTTGCTCTGCCGAAACTCCTCAAACACAGCACCAAACTGAATGTCCCAGTCACCAAAACGCCAGGCACGGTATAGCTCTGGGTCTGAGTCCTGGAGAGAGTCGAGGTACTTCACGTAGTCCGGGTCGTTCTCGAGCAGGAATGGGTTAGAGTCAATCGTGGCCGGTATGTAAGCACGCCAGATGCCTGTACGCTTGTCTATGACGATCTGCCAGTGTGTGACCTGATTCTTACCGTATATGTCTACCCAAGGGTATTCCATCTTGAGCACTTCTGCCCTGTCTGGGTCTGGTGTTACGAAACGCTTCTTCACCCAGCCCATGCCTGCGCCACCCGGGTTGGTGGTAGCAAACACTTGAGGGTATAGGTCTTTGTATTTGCTACGGGCTGAGCTAATGAGCTTCTCATAGCGCCCCTCGTCTGGTATCTGAGTTAGCTCCTCAATGTTGATACGGCAATACTCATGTCCCTGGTACTTCGTGTAGGCTTCAGCATCATGGAGGTGACCACCAATAACACGGCCACAGCCTTTAGCGGAGAGTACCATAGGATTACGGCGTAGCTTAGCTCCAAACGGCTGGAGAGCTGCTACAGCACGCTCCTCAAAGTCTGCTAGGTCTCCTGCATCTTTACGAATAACGAGCTGGCGTGCCCTAGTGTCACCAAAGCGATCGCCTATAGTAGCAATAGATACGTCTGTCTTACCTCCACCACGTGAACCACCGAATAGTATCTCACGGAATCTCTTATCGCGTGAGAGAGCTATAGCGAGCTGCTGAGGGCCTGGTAATGGTAGCCAGTAGCCCTTTTCCCGCAATTCATCATACGTTGCTTTGTTTAGTACGGGCCAATGCGACTTGCTCATCGATCCAATCCGTTGGTAGTGTTGGTATGATAAATCCACGCATGATAGTTTTCATATCATCGCTAGCGTCGATTCCAATCTCTTGCTTTGCTTTGCCTTCTGTGCGGTCTGCCACCTCTTTGGCTTCAGCTAAGCCTTCAGAGTCCCCCTTGTAAGCACGTTTAACGCGCACGAGAGCTGTCTTCTGGAATGGAGTAAGCTCGTCGCCCTTTTTCTCAAACTCTTCAAGCTCTTTGAGAGTCATACGGCCTAGTTTGTTATACCAGTACGAGATGCTGGTGTCTTTTGACCAGCGGCCACTAGATCTGTTTTGAGGATTATCGCCTAAGCCGCCCTTGCCAGTAGGATTCCTGAGGTGAGGCGGAGTAGGTTCTTTCTTAACCTTGGTTACTTGCTTGGAAGATTTTGTTGTCATGCCTACATTATAGATATTTACCTTATGAATGACAATAGGAGAGGCCTCGCAAACCTCTCCTAGTGTGTGTTTTGTGTGTATTTAGTGTTTATCTCTGCTGTACTACCCACAGCACCATGGACATAGCAAAGAGCCATACTAGTATCCTAAATAGGTTCTGAGCTATGTTGGTATCATTACTCTCTATTTCTTCTTGCTTAATAATCCTGTAATCGTATACTGATTCTTTGTCTTTTAGTAGGTTAGTGATAGCTGTACCATTGTCTGGTGCTGTAGTAGTATAGATACTCCATTTATCACTAGGGTTGTGTTTGTAGAGTAGGTGGTAGTGGTGCATTAGGTTCTCCTTTTACATTTATAGTTTGTAGACTACCCATAGTATTACTACTATAAGGAGTATGCGCAGAATTAATACAAGAAGGTTGCGAGATATAGTGTTGTCGTTGTCTTTCATTTTTAATTCCATCCTTTGCCCGGCTGTCTGTTTATGAGTCTGTACCGTTGATAGGCCTGATTGTGCAAAGCAAGGCTTGATGTGGCGTCTGAATGTCGACTGATGAATGGTGTGGTGTATGAGCTTTCAGCCATAGACTTTTGGTATTGGTGGAATCTATCTAGTCTATCTTTAGCTATTGCTAGTTGTTGATCGATACTGTTTTTATTCGCTAGCTCTTGCAGGTCGGAGCCCAGAAAACGAATATCCTTAACTACCATTTTATCTCCACCTACTTCAACTATACGCCTGAGCCTTGCGATAGCTTCTTCTACATTTTCTTCTGCGATACGACGCGAGAAAACTTTGCGTTGTCCGTTTTTGCGATAGGTTATCATGTAATTGTTCATCTATTCGTCCTCTCCTACACGCTCTACGTTGATAATACGGTAACTGTATGGCTTGCAGCGGTTACGCTCGAGGTTACGGAGTGCGACACGTGCGTTCTCTGCTACTGTCTTGTATTCTTCCTTTTGGCTTCGGCTGAGTCGCTTGTACTCGATTGTGTATAGATACATGGTTAGTTCTCCTTTTCTCTTTTGGTTAGCGGTTCGTATGCGTTCTTGAGTTGCTTGCTGTCTATTGCTAGCTCGATATTACTGAGAGCTTCGTCGAGGTATTCTGTAGCGTTATCGATGTAGTATTTGTCGTCTACAAACTCTCTGAGGAGTTGGATGCGGTACTTCATATCCTTTAGCTCCCACGACTCCTGGTAGAGTTTCTTTCTTACCTTCCAGTTCTGCATTGTTATTCCTAGAGATTCTTAAATGCTACTGCTGATACATCTGAAGTGCCGTTGCTTAGCTCTGTGACGCGGAGCAATCTAACCTTCATAAACTCGTCTGGGTCTGCTGCTGCGACTGCGTAGCCGTATTCATCGAGGCCTTCGTCTTCCGTGCTAATGTCAGATGATTCTTGGCCTCCTTGGTATTCATACTCACTGGTGAGTGGGTCCCATACGTATACCTCTCCGAGCCTTGTAGTAGCTTCAATGGTGTAGTGTGTATAGATTGACATTGTGGCTTCTCCTCTTTGCCTTATGTTTATGTTTGTATTGTACACCCTGTGGTAGGGTGATTCAACAGGTTTTAGTTATTTTGTTGGGTAGAATTTACAACAGGTATAGACAAAATTAAACCCCACCGAGGAGATGGTGGGGTAATACATGGAACACAGCTACCGAGACAGCACATTTCGTGCTTTTGTTGAGGGTCGTCTCGCGGACTTGACGGGTAGCTATTGGGTGTGCTCCATCACAGAAAGGTATTGTGTGTCCTGCATCTCAACCATGTAACAAGGAGGAACAAGATGCAGGCCATGGTTATAGTAGTTTCGAAAGAAAGCTACACCACAACAGATCCAATGTGCTATAAGGATGATCCTTATCTACCAATCATTATACTCTTGGCGTAGCTCTTTGGCAATCTCTCGGTGGGTCTTTTTGCCTGATTTAATGTTGGCAAAGTCACGCTGGAGCATAGTAAGGTTGCGCTCGCCTACCTCCTCTAGAAACTCTGTAACACGCCCCTCGATGTTACATATGTCTCCGTATAGGCGTATATCTTTCTCGATACGTTCTAGGATTACTTGAGATACTGGGTTTTTAGGGAGGTGACATTCGATTTCTGCCACAACAAACTGTAGTGTCTCCTCTGATTCTCGTAGGTCTTGTTTAGTCTTCTGTGTCTTGTATGTCATTGTAGTACCCCTCTTTGATTTGTTCTTTTAGACGACATAGTTCGTTTGAAATGTTCGTGATGTTGGTTGATAACTCTCGGAGCCATTCTTTCGTATCTGAATTGAGGTAGGTAAGTCCCATCATCTGGTAAATCTGCATTGAAATTGATAGTAGATCAAGTGAGTAACTGAATACAGTTTTGTCTATTGATGCTATTGATCGCTCGTCTTGTTTAAAGAAGCGAACTGTGCCACAACCACCGGTATCACGCCATACGCCGTCTTTGTCTCGTTCAGATACGTGCACACGCAAATAATCATCAGCATTAGCTTCGAGCAAAGACATATTAAATTCTTTGATAGCTTCTCTTTTTGTGTGTATATCTGCTGTTGGCATCGGGTTATCTGTAAACACACTTGTCACCGGCTCCCAGGTTTGTGCCTTGCCATCTCTTTTGAGTGCTACGATTCTATACACTCTTTGTGCTCTCCTTCTCCTCTAAAATTAATTGAATGATTCGTTCTCGTGCGTTGTAAACCATAATGTCCTCAATCACCTTTGTGTCGCTTTCTAAATATTGATCTGCAATATCTACTAACATGCTAAATCCACGTTGCTAGGTATATTAGGCCTGATAAAGCTAGATACACCGAGTATAGTAGGCTGAGAAACAGTACAGATAGAAATACCGTAGTGATAAAGTCCATCCATAGCTTCCGTACGACGCTAGCCTGGCGGTACTCGTAGGTCTCGTGTAACCCTTCGATTGCTGTAGTAAACATTGTTATTCTCCTCTTTCTGCCCACCACATTGTTTTTGTTGTTAGTTACTTTACTGTGCTCATCAACCAGCGCTGCCAGAGAGCTTTCATGTTGCGTGCCCAGCTGTTCTTGATCCGAAATGCGTACCAATCGTGGTGCATCTGCTCGATCATACCTTCGTTTTCCATCTGCTCGAGCTTGTATGTTACGTTGTCCATTATTGTGTTCCTTTCCTTTGGTTATGTTTCTACTATACACCGTGTAGCTTAAGATTGCAATACTTTTTTACGACTTTTTCGAGTCTTTTTTACAACGTTTAGATGGGGCCCTACTGGTATCCATTTATCGTCCTGCCAGAGGTATAATGTTAACTCTTTATTTTGAGAAAATATTGTGCGAAGTAAGCTTGAATTTGCTCGAATGGCTAATGATACAACTCTCGCGCCAAGACGTTGCTCAGCGCGAGTTAGTGGGCTATTATTCATATTCTAGTGCTCCTAACGATTCAAGGCCTTCATCTGATGTATGTGGCTTCTGTCGTACTTTTGTCTCTGCGTATATATCTTTGTCGTCTGGATCGTCTAGGGCAGCCTCGCTGCTAGAGATACCGGTTACTGAAGGTAGGTTATCCATGCTTTATTTACCTTCTGTGTATTCCTTAATGAACCTGTCGCGTAGCCCTTTATTGCCCATAAGTTTAAAGTCGTGGCCGCAATGTTCGAGCCAAGCTTTGATTGCTTCAGCTTCTAGGCCTGTACTACGATTATCTTTTTGGTCACCCATGGCGAGACGTTGCTCTGGAGGAAGCGTAGTATCGTCCTTGATCATTTTCATGTGCTGTACAGCGCCCTTGGCAAACATTTCGGTTGTGCCGTCCGCCATCTTTACTGGCATGAGCCCGAAAAACTCTACCATACGCTTCACCTCTTGCTGTGTGTTCCCTTCGATGGTGTGTACCGTTCCATCGTAGGTAGTAATTTGATATTTTGTCATAAAGCATTTTCTCCTCTCTTGCTTATGTTTCTATTGTATATCTAGTCACCGTAAAAGTCAACGTTGTCGTAATCGATTTTGCGAGCTTTTTCATCTCGCTGCCGTTGAATAAGTTGCTCAATTTGTGCCGCCTTCGTAATAAGGTCGTACACAGTCTTTACTGTTGGTTTAAACTCATATTGCCACTTAGGGAACATGAGCCGCATAAAGTCGAAATAGTTCACTGCTGACTCTAGTCCGCGGGTGCGCACCACTTCCTTTACCCATTTACGAGCCTGGTTGTGGTTTGTGATAGAGACACCAAGTGATTTAGCTGCATCGTAGAAAGCTTTCTCGGCTGGGTTGTAATTCTTACGTGTGCTCGTCATAGGGGTGGCTAACTCGCCGTATGGGTTAGCTGCAGCGGTCTGCTGTTGGGCTGGAGCGCTATTTGATACTGCTGCTACCTCTGTTGAGGTGTTATTAGGCTGCGAGCTAGCTTCAATCTGCTTTACTGGAGTGTCTTGTGTTTTACTCTCCTCTGCATCTGCAGCGTCTGATTCGGCGATAATCTCTGCGGCAATTTCATCTGAAAACTTTTCGTCAATTATGTTACCACGACGATCCATATTGCCCTGCTTGTCATTACGCTTTACCCATTCGTTATACTCTGCGTTTGTAAGCTTGCGCATCTCTGGCCTGTTTGTCTCTATTAGCACAAGCTTATCAACAGTAGTGGCTGGCGCGATCATAGGGTCTGGCTTTTCTACCTCACCTCCATTCATGAGCTTCTCAAAGCGAGCGGCTGCTGCATAATCACCCTTCTTACGAAGGCATTGGATCTTGGCCATTTGTAGCTCACGTGGACTATTAAGAAAAATCTCATCGTATTCATTGTTATTGTAGTTCTCGACAATGTTGTTAAATGTTTCTGACGATGCCTCATCGTCATATTTGTTGTCAAGAAATTCTTCCTCTGGGGTGACGATCGTTGCTGATTCTTCCTCAAACGTAAAGTCGTCCTTAACTTTCGCATCTTCCTTGTACGACTGCCCCCACTCTACTGGCCTAACCTCTGTGCCGTCTTGCTTGTAGATCTTACGATTGTCCTTATCTACAATGAGGAGTGGGTAAATACCTTTACGCTTCTGGATACCATTGCTTTCGTGTAGATCTACACGAATCCAACCAGCCTTACTGAGAAGGCTAAGGTATCGCTTGATTGTCCGAATACTACAGTGGCTCTCACGTGCCAGCTTCTCATTGCCGGCTTTAGCGTATCCATCGTTTTGGGCAAGATACTCGATCAACGTGTATAGCTGTGCGATTGTTTCGTTGCATGTCCTGCCGTCCGCTAGGTAAGCACGAATAAGTGGCGCGTACGTTGTCCGGTAAAACCTGATTGGCCCGTTATTACTTGTCATGATTTTTGTCCTTTCCTGAAAAACGAAAACCGCCTACCGAAACGAGTTGTTTTTGCTTTGATAGGCGGTAAGCGGTTTACGTTCTCACTCGTTTTATTTATCAAAGCTTCTTCATTATAGCGCACCAAAACCCACAAGTCAATACCTTCCGCTTATCTTTTTTATAAAACCGCCAGCTTGCTGGCACGCTCCCGCGCAGGGAGCGTAATAAGGATGTTTTGTGAAAAATCGATTTTCCGAGAGAACTTAATAACTAACTTATAGAAAGATCCTACTTAGAGTCCTACTTATGCGGGCCACTGCTGGCCCTATACGCGGGCCACTGCTGGCCCTATAGAGCGTTACCTGGTGACAAAATGGCCCTATACGCGGGCCACTGCTGGCCCTATAGACTTTCTATAGAATCTCCCAAAAACCTCTTGCTTTTGCTTGCCATATGAGCTACAATAGAATCATAAGCAAGAGAGGAGAATTGCATGACACAACAAGAAATTACAAAACGTGACGAAAAGAGGGCTCTACAGGTTGCGCTGAAAAACCAGTATGAACCAGTCGTCCCACTCGCTAAGGGAATGATCAGCAACGCTGAGAATGAGAAGCAGACACTGAGCTTGATTGCTACCCTCCACAAAAGCGTCCTAGGCCTCACCAAAACGGGCGAGATGCGTCCAATCGGTGACTTGCGGGTATTTATGGCTATCGCCAACCAATACGGCCTGAACCCGTTTAAAAAGGAAATTTACGCTACATATATCTGGGACTCGAACCGGCGAGGCGAGGAGTTGATGCCAATCGTGAGTATCCACGGCTTACGCAAGCTGGCACGTAAGGGTGGCGTATATACTCACACAGGCGCAGCAGAAGTTAAGAAAGATGGCGATAAGCTCCTGAGTGTCACAGTGCCTGTGTTTGGCCGCTGGGATAACACGAGCACGCCAATCGAGGTAACACGCTACACAGCCTACTACGATGAGTTTGCGCGCACTAACCGCGAAGGCCAGCCAATGAGTAACTGGAAGACGATGCCTATCGTGATGCTTACCAAATGTGCTGAGGCTAACGCACTGCGCGCAGGCTTTGATATTGCAGGCATATACGTAGAGGAGGAATTAACCGCTAACGCTAACAATGGAGGGGAGAGTGACGATGAGTAGAGTTGATCACCTGTCGTATTCGGCAATTGTAACGTTCTTGAATAATCAGGTTGAGTTTCAGAAGCGCTACATCGCAAAGATCTACGACAACCCTAAAACACCATCACTAGTAGTAGGTACAAGCTTTCACAAGGCTATGGAGACCTTCTACGACAAGGACGGTGGTAATGTGCAGGCTGCCATTGAGGCAGGCCTAGAGGAGATGAGCTACGTCAGCGACTCCGAGATTGACTTTGGCAAGACGGGTAGCCGTGAAAAAATGATGCAAGACTACACTCGCCTCGTGAACAAATACTTTGAGGAAGCACCTCACTACGATGAAGTAGTAGACGTTGAGAAACGCCTCGAGGCCAGTATCGCTAATGTGCCTATGGTTGGTGTGATCGACATGGTGGTGCGCGACAACGGCCTTCGCCTCATCGACTACAAGACAGTTACAGCTTACAGCCCAGATGACGAGGAGAGCTATAAGTACCTCATGCAGGCATACATATACCTCGTATTAGCAGAAGCGGAATATAATCAGGAAGTAACAGAGGTAGTATTTAAAGAAATAAAGAAAACGATCAACCGAGATGGTTCGCCACAATGTCGTGACGTTGCTTTTGATCGCCAATCTGTCCTTGCTTTCGCACCTATCGCAAAGAAAATCATCACAAACGTATTTGAGTACGTGAACGATGACCGGTCAAAGTTCTTCCCTAACATGAACGATCGGATGAATGGCGCGAACAGTATGGATATTATCGCTAACCAGCAAGAGGGTTTTGACGCCGCCAAGATCAAACGACAAGTACGAGTGGCTGATACCTTCGAGCAGCAAAACGTTGTTGTCGACGATGGCACAGGTACAGATGAGGAGAAAATTCTCCGCAAGCTTATCGAGTTTGGTATCGGTGGTAAGATGGGCGAGACGTATGTCGGGCCACAAGTGATTAAATACACGATGCAACCTAACCGCGGTGTGAGTATGAAGCGCATCGCAGATAAGGCTAGTGACCTTGCTATCGCACTCGAAAGCGAGTCTGTACGTATCGAAGCCCCTATTGCAGGTACAAACCTCGTAGGTATCGAAATACCGAATAAAGATCGTAAGGCTGTTCCTCTTACAGATGAGTATCTTAATCCTGGCACATTCAAATTCCCTATTGGCATGGACGCCTTCGGTAAAGTTCACTACTGTGACGTTGTAAAGACACCTCACCTCTTGATCGCTGGCCAGACCGGTGCAGGCAAGTCTGTTATGATAAACGTGATCCTGGACTGCCTCACGAAGCAGCTCACACCTGAGCAGATGAAGCTCGTGCTCATCGATCCTAAAGAGGTTGAGCTTGCTATGTATGAGGGTGATGAGCACCTGGACGGTGGTATTATCACCAACCCTAAAGACGCATCAGAAAAATTCCACTGGCTCGTAGAAGAGATGGGGCGACGATACAAGGAATTACGCAAGCAGCGCGTACGAGATATTACAGACTACGATGGTAAAATACCTCGTATCATAGTGGTAGTAGACGAGTTTGCTGACCTGATGATGACAAGTAAGAAAAACCCTCTGTCTAATATTGACTACGATATGCTCAAGGAGGCTGTCTTGGACGAGGTAACACTCACAGGTGGTAAGCTTACCAAGGCAGCTCTCAAGGCTGCTGTGAAGCGCGCAAACGATAACACCCCACCTTCTGCTGAGGAGTCTATAATCAGGCTAGCACAGAAAGCACGGGCGGTTGGTATACACCTCATCCTAGCAACACAGCGCCCATCAGCGGACGTTGTAACAGGGCTCATCAAAGCTAATATACCAACCAAGATTGCTTTTAGTGTCACAAACTCGCTCAATAGTAAGATTATCTTAGACGAGGTAGGGGCTGAGTCTCTCACCGGTAAGGGTGACCTACTCTATAGTGACCCAATAGCAAAATCATTACAGCGCCTACAGGGCCTGTATATCTAGAAAGGAGAATAAACATGGCACGCACAGCAAATGATATGTTCAAGGCAGAAAAGATTAAATGGCTAGAGGAAGCGCGGGCTACGGCCCGCCATATCCTCGAGCACCAGAAGTTCATTACCATCGAGGATGTTCTCAAACAGAAGCCTCTACCGAAGTTTCTGCACCACAATACCATTGGCGGAGTGTTCCGCACACTAGAATTTGAGTGTGTTGGATGGGGACGCAGCACACGGCTAGAGATGAACGGGCGCTATATTAGGCGGTGGAAGTTGAGAGATAAATAAAGTCGGGCGAAAGTGTTGACTTTAGCTAATGCTTGCGTTAGAATAGAAACATAAACAAAAGAGAGGAGAAGCTCATGGAACAACAAAATAATAACGATTATCATACAGCGATGGTTGTGGTTGCTTTCGCACGCATCATGTATACGGTAGTGTTGGGTGCGCTCACGGCGTGGCTATTAACCGCAAAAGGCTTTGACAACGGTTTTTGGTGGGGGCTACTGTCTATAGTAATGATTTTATGGACAGTGAGTAAAGCGATTGAGACAATCTCATTTATCACAATCGCAGTAACATGCAAGGACGACTAAAGCAATGATAACAAGCGAATTTAAAGAGCGGATAATCGGGCTTGGGTATAATTACGACGATAAGAATTTTAATGGCGGATTAAGAGTATTAACCAATAACGGTATTGTCGCCTTTACGAAAACTAACAAGTTTGGGGTTATAGACACAAACTGGGGAGCGGCAGAAATGCTCAGCGATAGCAGTATATGTGAACTGTTGCACATACTAGTAGAGTATGCGACCACACCAATATCGAGCAGGGGGAACAAAAAATGAAACAGCAAATTCTAGAAATTCTAGACAAATCAAACAACAATAGTATGAAGGCCAAGGAGATTATAAACATTATCGAGCAAGCAATTACCCAAGCGCAGTACGACATGTGGGAGGAGCAACATAAGAATCGCGACGCACCACCAACTGCTGCTACAGACTGGGCAGTTGCAATAATAGAAAATAAATTGTTTGGAAGGTTAGACAATGGAAAATAAATGGCGAGGCAGCGCATTGTGCGCACAAACAGACCCGGAAGTTTTCTTCCCACAGAACAAAGCGTATGTGGATGATTACAACGGGTACGATAACTACAATGCAGCACGCAAAATCTGTGCGGAGTGTCCAGTAAAGGGTGAGTGCCTAGCAGACGCACTGATGACTGGCGACGTAGAGTATGGTATGCGCGGCGGGCTAACACCACGTGAGCGTATGGGCATGTTAGCAACGAAGGTGGCAATGTATGAATAAGGTACAGTATATAGTAAAGCTGCTGCTCGTCTTATTCTCTCCAGTTATCTTTGTAGTAATAGCAAGGGTGATACATATCATCTGTATGTGGGTGCTAGCTGGCGTTGTATCCTCGCGAGAAGCTTGGTATTTTGCACTACTACTAACAATAGTATCGTTCATATCAACTGGAATATACGCTTTGTTGAGATGGTTAAATGAGTAGAAAATACATTACAACAGAATATTTAATAGAAACGTTAACAAACTCTGGATATAGAGTTGCAGAGAACACAGACAGCTACGGCCGGTGTATAGATGTATTCGACGGTTTGGTGCACGTTGGCAGTGTGAGAAAGGACAGTATGTACTGCTTAAAAATCTACGTACACCTAAAGGACGAATACCGGGAGCGCCTCTTTAATGTCCTGTGCGATTATGCCAAGACACCAATTGACGAACGCAAAGATAAAATATATACACTGAGAATATCTGGCACCAACTTATACCTTACTAGTATAGATGGAACAGAAATGACAGTGGTGTCAGATAATAAGGGCGCAAAACAATATAGACAGAGAGGAGTAGAGCGGGCCAAGAAATTAGCAAGAAAACACAATATTGTAATCAAAAAAGAAAAAGTAAATGCTACTAACTAAATACAAAGTGCAAGAGCTAGTTGAAAACGCCAAGATTGACCTAGATGACCTTTCACAAAATGTTGAAGCTTTTCTCGAGAACGGTATCGACGATGATGATATTACGCTCGTATATGCAGCTATCGACATGTTAAAGGAACAAATTATAGATGAATTAGGGAGAGCATCATGATGGATCAAGATAATCTATATCAAGCAGAGATGTGCGCTACAAGTAGCCCACCGAGTCTACACTGGAGTTACTGGTCACCACTAGACGACGCAATCAACAAATACGACAAACTTAGGATGGACGCATTAATGAGGAGGGATGTAGAGTCAAGCGGTATAGAAGTGAGACTTTGGTCATATGATAAAAGAAAACAACAGGTAACACTAATACAAGTAGATAGGGGATGAAAGTGAACTACAACACACCAAAACTAAACCAAGAAACTAACGACAAGTGGGCACAATTCGACACATTAAGTGATCACTTGCGCGGACATTGTAAACACCAAACGGAGGAAGAAATGACAGAGTACAAGAAACATATCGGCCAACACAACGACATGATGATCGACAACTTAGCATTACCACGAGAAGCTCTGAAGGGCTACAACCCAGAACCGCATGAGGACTTTACAGCGCCAGAAACTAAACCTACCCAACCCGCAATGTTTGAGATGCAAGAGGTGGTAGACGGCCTCCCTGAGAGCGAGCTACAAGCCTACAAGGGCCAGATGCTTGCAGAGATTAGCGACCGTGAGGCTATCGTGGACGCTATCAATCGTCGGCTCGACACTGTACAGGCAAAACAATACACAGGCGGTGTACGCAACGCTATCACCAAGCAAGTGAAGCTGTAATAGAGAGGGTGGACAATGAAACAAAGCAAATACGATAAACGCCTAACACATGGTGATGACTACTACAAAAAAATTGGCAAACTGGGTGGGTCTGCCAAAGTAAAGAAAGGATTCGGTAAAAATCCAGAGTTAGCATCTATTGCCGGCAAAAAGGGCGGACGCGCCACACCGTACGCAGAACTATCCTTTTCAGCTGCTGAAAATATCAAGCAAGTACTACTTAAAAACGAGAAGTTCGACGTAAAAGAGGAAAAGAGCCGCTACGAAATTACTATGAACGGTTCGGTACTATCTATTATTCCACGATACAACGGCCGTATTAAGAAAGCCGTGCCACGAGATGACTTATCTGGCCGGGTGATGGCTACGAAAGACATGGCTATCCTAGAAACACTCAAGGTCATGATCGTAGAGGGTATGTACCGTGGCGAGGCCTAAATACGCTAAAGAGTCCACCATCCACCAGATGGTGGTGGACTATTTAAAGCTACAGTACCCTGGTGTCATATTCCGCACAGACTTTAGCGCTGGCGTTAAGATGACTATAGGGCAAGCCATCAAGCATAAGGCCCTACAAGAGGGGAGGGGGTATCCAGATCTATTCATCGCAGAGCCAGCTCAACTGGCGGGTGAATGGTATCACGGGCTATACCTCGAGCTGAAGCGTGACGGAGTGCGTCTCATAAAAAGAGACGGTAGCTGGGCGAATGAACACTTTGCAGAGCAGCACGCCTACATGAAACGTCTGAGCAAACGTGGCTATCGATGTACCTTCGCGGTAGGGTTTGACGACGCGAAAGATCAAATAGATAAATACATGAATATGACAGACTTTAAAGAAAGACAAAAACAAATACCAAACGATCAAATATTTTAGAACAACAGTAGAAAGAATAGGGGGGGGCAGATTGCCCTCTCTCTATGTTAAAATCAGGTTAGTATAATTTTAATACAATAGGAGACAATTATGCTAGTAAATTACGGCATGGCAGTAGCTGAATCACAGTTTACCACGACTCCAGACAAGCGTGGTGTGATCGGCCAAATTGCGTTCACAGACACGGGGCGACAGTTCCGTTACTGTAAATCGGCGGACGCCGAAGCCCAAGGTTACTGGACTGGGATGAAGAACGACGCCACAAACAAAAATAGCGGCTTGGCAGCTGACGCTAAGACGGGTGATACTGTTATCCAGCTGAAACCAGGCCACCAGGCTGACGGTTGGCAGGATGGTACTATCCTCATCAACAACAAGCAACTCCTTGAGTTTGTTCAAGTTTCAGGGGACTACGTCTACCTGCGCGACCAAATTCTCGAGGATGCACCAGCTAACACTGGTTGTCAGGTTCGCCCTAACGACTATGACAACCTCAAGAAGGTTACGTCTGGTGCTAAGGTTTACACTCGTAGTGCTGTGCCAGCTGGTCACTATTTCTGGTGCGAAGTGTAGTCTACACCACCTAAACCAAGAGAGAGGCTACGGCCTCTTTTTTGGTTTTCACCCTAATGCTATAATGGATACACAAGCAATAACTAAATAGGAGCACAACAATGAGCACACAGTTACACGTCATGCCAGGGTTTTGCCTGGTAGAGGTAACTAATAAATATGGCTCGAGTCTGTCTATCTCACAAGGGGATCACGGCAGTCACACGAGCGGCACACTAAAGGCTATTTATATCCATGAGAATAGTACAGCCACAGAGAAAGAGGCAACTCTCTCGAAATTCCTTGGTAGCAAAATATATTTTACGAAGTATAACGACAGCGAAGAGATTGAGGTAGACGGCAAGATGTTTATTTTCGTCCCTGTAGACGCTGTGAATGGAGGTTCACTGGATGCCTAAACAAACATCAGTACGTAACGTGATACGTGGCGATGAGCTACGAAAAAAGATCAGCATGGGAGTTGAAAAGGCATTTGACGTGGCTTATTCCTCATACGGAGCAAACTCCGGCAACATTATGATTGAACACCGCTATGGTGAACCTCTCGTGTCTCACGATGGTATCACTAATATCGGCCGTCTAGTGGTATCAGACCCTGTAGAGAATATGGCCATCTCTCTAGTTCGCCAGGCTAGCGAGAAAACGAACCGTTCAGCTGGCGACTCTACAACTCTTACTATCGTGATGACCTACCTTGTCTACAACTATTTCAAGGAGATGGCTAAAGATAAGCCACGCGCTGTTCAGAAGCAGATTGAGCAAAACAAGCAGGCTATTCTGAATGCTATCAAAGAAAACAAAATCAAGGCTACAGATGAGCTGCTCTACAGTGTTGCACACACGTCGTCAGGTGATGAGGCTATCGGCCATTTAGTGTTCGATGCCATCAATGATGCTGGCGCTAATGGCGCAGTAACAGTGGTAGAAACACCCGAGAATAAGATCGAGAGTAAGATCGTCCAAGGTTTCACATTTAAAAAAGGTATGTCGTCTATCGCCTTCGCTGATGATATGCAGTCTATTCAGACTAAATACGACAGCCCAACCGTTATTGTAATGTCCCGTATTATCAGCAAGAACGATGACATTGTACCTATTATCGACGCCGTACTCAAGGCGGGTGCAGAAAGCATCGTGCTCGTAGCAGACGTATCGGGCCAAGCCTTGGAGACTCTCGCTACCAATAAGATGAACGGCAAACTGAGCATTGTCGTAGTAGAGCCATCGAGCCAAGCACGCGAGCTATTCCTTCGTGATGTAGCAGCCTATGCTGGCGCTGAGGTGTTCGTATCACCTCGCGTATCGGACTTTACAGACACCAATATCGGTAAGGTTGAGCGCGCTCATATCACTACGACAAAGACAATCTTGTCTGGCCCAGGTAACCGCGAGAAGCTCGACCAATACATTGAAGGTATCAAGGACGACTACCGGCGTGACGCCTTGAACGGTAAGACTGTTGAGATTAGCGTTGGTGCAGCTACACAGGTTGAGCGACAAGAGCTAAAACTACGTATAGAGGATGCTGTAGCAGCCACCCAGATTGCTAAGGACTATGGGGTGCTCCCTGGTGGTGGTACGTTCCTACGTGACGTATACGAGCGCGATACTACCAATATGCCGAGCTACCTCACACAGCCATACACAATGCTTGTAGGCAGCATGGCTAAAGAAACAACCGAGGACAAGCCATACACACCAAAGGCTGGTTACGATATTTACTCTGAGACGTATCATACAGACGTTCTGGAGGCCGGTATCGTAGATAGCGCTAAATCTATCGAGGAAGCGATTATCAACAGCCACAGCGTCGCTGCACAGCTCCTATCGATTAATGTGGCTCTGCCGTTTGAGAAGGATCAAGAATAATGGATATTGTAGCTCTTGTCATTTCAATTTGTGCCCTCCTAGTTGCTTTGCTAAATAATCGCCATGACCCGGTTATACCTACTACGGTACGCCAGGCGCGTATCCCTTGGTTAGGGAAACATGCAGATGCAGAGGAGCAATACCTAAACAAATACAAATACAAAGACAAAAAGCATAGCGGTATCATTGAAGCCGCCGACCCTGTAACAATCAACGCTCAATGGCGTGACGAGACAGGTCAAACAGAAAAAGACCCGTTAGACTTTATGAAGGACGTGAAATAGATGGGTGTGATCATAGATGGTATATATTACCGTGAAACACCAAAAGACGCATCACAGCGCGTCTCAAGCACTGTCACGGGTATAGCAGACACAAACAGCAAAGACAGACAACGCGAGGAGTTTGCGGCCGACCTAATCCAGTCACATAATCCAGATGGGACAGTAAACGATGACTTTATCGAGTACTACCCAGAGGAAGCTAAAAAGCGTGGCCTAATATAGAAATAAATACAAACCCAAAGATAAGAGCACCCACTACAGGTGCTCTTTATATTTACCGCTCAAGTAGACAGACCATGCTCTGTACCCCTGTGACCTCCACACATCGTACGCGCATTTTACGTTAGTCCCTACATCGAACGTGTCGCAATGTTCTCGTCCCGGGAGTATCCTTACCTGAAAAGCTCCTAGACTATACCCGTATACCCTATTATTTTGTGTAAATGTTAGTGTTTGGTCACCTTTTGCGCCTGTCCTACAATGGCTCTCAGCGGTAGCGATAGCGACCATGGTGTTTACGTCCCACCCGCTGTATTTCGATGCCTCCTCACGCACAGCGTCGCATCCTGTCTTAGCTGGCTGCGCCACTATAGCTACTGGAGGTTGCTCTACTTTAACAACTGGTTTCGCTACTGGGCTTTTTCTTTTCCCGCGGTTTCGCTCGTCACAACCTTGATAGTGTTATACTTCTCAACCTGTGTACGGCCTGTATTGAGGCCAGCTGCGAAGGCTACGCCTGCTGCGATCAGCGAGAGCATTACTGCAAAGATCGCTGCCGTCATGATAGCGCTCGTCTTTTTTACATAGAGCTTGTCTACGGCGCGGCGAATCTCCTCATTTGCCCCAAAGATTACGTCCTGGCTTTTCTTATTGGTTTTACTTTCTTTAGCCATGCAAGTATTATCTCCTCTCTTGCTTATGTTTGCTATGTCTCTATAGTACACCATCTAGAGGATAGAGTCAACACTTTTTTGAGTTTTATTTACAACAAGAAAACCCCACCGTAGTGGGGCTCTTGGATAATCTAGGGTTAGACTACCGAATCTTGGTGACACCTGTGATAACACCCTGGCGGCGAGGTTGAGTACAGATAAAGTTACCCGATACAACCATTGCACCAATCTCTGCGAGCTGGTTCGTTGGGTTCATGAAACCGCGGAACTGCATCCAGGTAGGCTGATCCTCGCTAATAGCGCTATCGATAGCTTCCTGCTTCTGCTTCACACGCTCAAGGCCAGGAATGCTCAAGTCACGAAACTCGAGGTAGTTCTCGTTAAGGAAGAACATTTTACCCACAGGAGCTTTGTCGTCAGCCACACATGGCTTGCCACGAAAGTCGAGCGATACGAACCCAGCCGAGCCGTGCAACTCGCTAGCAGGCACAGACGTGCCCATTGGAGTACCACCGCTAACACGGTTGTAGCCACGAGCAGTCATAGCGTTGTATTGAACGCTGAGCTTATCACCCATCAGTTCCTCGTAAAGACTCCAAGTTGCCTTGTCGCTGAGGATCATCGTTGGGCTGTGCTTTGCGCTACCAGCAGCCGAGACAGCGTCAAACTCTTTAGCCATGAGGCCGAGAGTCAAGAGGCCGTTAGCAGCAGCCGTAACGTCAGCGTTGACCGAAGGCAAGGTAGCACGGGTGATACCAGCGTAAGTGGTAGATGCCGTACCGTTGTCAACGATCAAGCCAAGACCGTCAAGGTCGTTACCAGCACCAGTACCATAAAGCTGAGTACCGATGAGGTTAGCGAGGCTGTTTTGAGCTTCCTCGAGCTTTTGAGCAACCAAGCGAACAACCTGGTTGTCGTTCGAGGCTTGGTTCACAGCCTTCTCAAGCTGGCTCACAACAACGCTCTGAACAACAGTGGCTGGTTCCCACTTCAGGTTTTTAACATTGTCGGTGTTAGAAACAGCAAACTGCTCCATGTCGGTGATCGACTTACCAGTCGTGCTATTCTTGGTTTGTGTAGGACTTTGAACCTTTGGCCCAGTCCATTTCTTGGTGTTGCTCATCACGCGAGCGGTCAAAACGTTCGAGTTGTTAACAAAGTCAACAACGCGAGGTAGAAACTCGTCCTTTGTGATGTTTTGCACTGTTTCTGAAAACTTCATTGCTTCCATCTCCTTATAGTTGTTACTAATCTGATTTTACGACACTATTGAGTGATAACCGTGGCTATTATTGTCCTAATTGCGCGTAAATGTTCTGTAATTTCAATTTTGCGGCCTGTGGGCTATCTGTAGTAAGTGGCAACATTGACTTGTAGCCTTGAATATCCTGGTTAGACAGAGCACCACTGTCACCTGCTGCGCGGGCTAGAGCAACTGCTAAGGCTTGCTGGTTAGCTTCATACGCTGAGGCCCCAGGGTTAAACATACCGAGCGTTGCACTGTTTAGAAGGTTGTTCAGCACCCCTACAGGGCCTTGAGCACCGCCAGCTTGCTTGTACATAGTCTCGATACTAGCCGCCTTCTTGGCCGCGTCAGCCTTCTTTTGGTCGTCTTTCGACGTTTTGCTGCTGCTTACCTTCTGGAGGGCTGCGAGCTGTTTTTGGTTCATCGCGTCTTTCTTGTCGAGCTGCTCGAGCATTGAGGCGTAGAACTGTACAGCCTTCGGGTTATTGTCTGCAGCTGCTGCCATGTAGGCTTGCTCAATCTGATCACGGTCTTTACCGGCGAACTTCGATGGTTGCATCAACTGTTGCATAGCTTGGAGCTGTTGAGCTTGCTGTAATTCTTTCTGTTGAGCCTGAGCGCCTTGTGCGCCACCGAGTTGTCCGGAACTTCCGGATAGTTGGTCAGCGCTTTGCTGTTGCCCGCCGTTCATTTGGCCGAGAGCTAAGAGCCCAGCGCCCGCAAGGGCTGCGTTTTTAGCCCCGTTAGCGAGTTTGTCGCCGTTCTTAGACGCTAACTGAAGTGCACGCCCACCTGTCTGGAGAGCTTTGCCTGTAGCGGATGCTAGAGGCTTTCCTACAACCTCCTCTGCCACCTGCATAAGCGGGTTATTGAATGATTGGCCACCTACACCACCGGCGAGCGGGGCCATCTTTTGCTGTTTAGCAATTTGCCCAAGGGTGACAAAGGGCGACTGCATACTACGGAGTGTTGTGTAATCTACACCATCGCGCAATTGCTTCACAATATCCTGTGTGAGGCGAGGCGAGAGATTAGCCCCTACGAGTGCTTCTGAAAGCTCCTGGATATTATCTGGGTTGCTGTAGACGTCCTTTGATGCGGCATTAATGCTTTTCTTTAAGTCGCCTGCATAATCACGCACAATCTTGCGAGCAGCATCTGCGCCCTTACCTGTCATATCGTAAGCCTTACCTTCAAGTTCTTGCACAGCCTTGTGTAGGTCATAAATATCAGCTTCACCAATAGCTGCTGCGCGGTTCTCGCCACGCTCTGCAAGCCGTTCTGCGATCTTGCCCTGCGGTACGTCATTGGCGGTGTTGATAATATTGCTGAGTGTTTTCTTTTGATGTGGCTCTAGGGCGATACTGTTCTCGATAGCCTTGAGCGCTTTGTCGCGTGCCTCGTCTGGGATAAGGGCACTAACCTGGGCGTTTTTGAGGGCGTTATTGTTGAAGTTCGACAAAATACCCTCATTGCCAGTCATAATATTCGCCAAGTCCTCGTATTGTCCGTCAGTAAAGCCGTACTTATCTGCGTATTTGATAGCATCTGGGGCGCGCTGTAACACCTTCTTGTCTTTCACAGCTCCGATAATTTGGTTGTTACGCAACTTACTACCAGAGTCTTCCACAGCTTCACCGATAGTGTTCAATTTAGATGCCAGAGTACTGTTGTCAGCTAAAGCCTTGTTTGTAGCCCCTTCTACGGCGTAATTCTCCGCGATATTAGGGTTGATTGGGTTTACCTTGTCTACACCATCAGTAAGCTGGCGCACAATATCGTTCTTTGGCGTTACTGCGGCCTCTAATACGTCATCGACGCTTGCAACAGCCTTTGGCGCGGCAGCCTCAACAACATCATCAGCTACATTAGCCACCTTAGGAACAGCGGCCTCCACCACCTCTGGAGCGGCACTAACTACAGCCTTAGCTGCAAGATCGTCTGCTTCATTCCGCATAAGGTTATTAAGCACACTACTGCCAGCTGAACGGGCAATGTCGTCACCATAATTAGTAGCAAGCCGGGCGACAACGTCATCGCCATATTTAGCTGCCCCCTTAGAGAACAATTTATTTAATACTCCACCGAACATTAGAACATACCCCCTTGTCGTCGTTTGTATAACTCATTTAGTGTGTTAGCTTGCTCGTCCTCATCAGGTACACCTTGTTGTGGGTTGATAGCGCCCATAAGCTGAGAGCCGCCATACAGCGCACCACCACCGAGAGCCAGTTTACCTACCGCGCTTTTAGGCACGAGGCTACGTAGGCCTTCCTGGTATAATGCACGTGATGGTAAAGCGTCTAACACAGCAGCAGAATCGCCTCCAGCGCCGCTCACAGCGCGTGTGATAGCGTTTTGTCCCCTGTTCTTGAGGAAGTTACCACCAACCTTCATAGCGCCAGGTATAGCGCCTCCCATGATGCCACCAAGTAGTGCACCGTTCAGCGCATCATCTGTATCACCTGTGCGTACCTTGTCGAGACCACCCATAACAGCACCAGTAGCGGCTGAGCCAGGAATCGTATATAGGGCCTTATTGACCTTACCGAGCCCGTCTGCCACTTTACCTAGCTTAGCAGCCTTAGCAGCAGCGCCAATACCGGGTAGAGCGGTAAGCAGTGTCTCACCTGCGGCAGCAAGGTCACTGCCTACGTCACGATCTTTGTAGTTGCCAGTTGCTAGGTCACTTACTGCACCGACTGTTTGAGCGATAGGGTTAAGAAAAGAGCCAAGAAGGCCGTCGCCAAATACATTGTTCTTTTGCTTCTTCTTTTGCTTTTCAAGTTCAGTGTTAGCGTCATTTGCGGCCCCTTTCAACTGTTCACTCTTACTGTCTAACGATGACATTTGGCTTTTCCAGGCGTCATCGAACCCTGGAGTAGTCTTACGCACATCTGCAAGCAGCCCAGCGTTGGCCGGGTCGTTGTAGATCCCGTTGAGCTGCTCCTTGTAAAAGTCGTTCACCTTCTGGTTGATTTGTTGCTGATCAGCAGCGTCTTGGTATTTAGCCAGCGCCTGATCCTTTGTTTTACCGAATAACCAATCAAACATACTCTATCTCCCCCACAATGAGCCACCGCCAAATAGCGCGAGCGGCCCCCATTTAGCTACGTTGCGAAAACCTTGCGAGAGGTTGTTGCCAATGTCACCAAAGTAGTTATGGTTATTAATCCTGTTATGATCAGCCTGCACACGGCCAAGGCGGCTAGCTTCAGCACGAGCTGCGTTTTGAGCAGCTGCCAATTTCTCTTGCCAAGCACGAGCCGAGGCGTTAGAGGCATCCTGGCGGTCAAGCATGTATTTCTGGAGGCCAAAGTTAGCCGCGTTAGCTGCTGCTTGTCGTGCGTTAGCCTGTTGCTCTTTCCATCGCTCGAGAGCCATCTTTTGCTGGTTAAGCTCCCAGTTGTCCCTTGCTCCGTAGATATTAGCCAGGGCATTCTCATCCTGTTGGTACTGACTGTAGGCGCTATTACGCTGCCCAAGCAACGTGTTCCAGATGCCTTGTAGGATGTTTGTGGTGTCCTCTTGCGTCTTGTAGTTGCCGGCTGCAACATTACTAACCTCATTCATCGCACGATTGACTAGTTCGTTGTAGTCTGTCGATGCATTTTGGTAGTTAGTGTTGAGGTAGTTCTGCGTATTCTGCATATTGCCGAGCTGACCCTGCAATGCACGCTGCCTCTGAGCCTCTGTAAGGCCTGTGCCGCCATACTGCTGCCGGATGCTCTCTGGTAGCTTGTTGATGGTGGTGTTGATTTGGTTTACTGCGTCACGAGCAGTGGTGTATACACCGCGAGCTTTGTTAATCTCGTCAGTGTTCATGTACTTATTGCGCGCTTGGTCGTAAATATCGCCATACGTCTGCCTGTTTTGCAGGTGGGTGTCGTAATTAGCCTTTGATTGGTCGGCTTGGGCTTGGTAATTATTGAAAGCCGCTTTGCTGGCGTTTTTTGTACCTTGTGCGTCTGCTATTCTTGCTCCAAAGTCCATATTTAATTCTCCTTTACTCTAATTTAACACCGCTAGGCGTAGATAAGCCTGGCGTTACGAGTACTTGCGTTCCAATTCGCCGAACGAACCCTTGCCGGCGCGGTAATTCTGGACGACGAGCTTTTTATTAGCCTCATCCCGCATGTAGCGTTCGTTGATAGCGGCCTGTTCGTTAATGAGTCGCTGCTGGGTAGAAATACCGCGCCACATGTAGCTGTTGTCGATCGCGTTCATGCGGGCGATATGAGCCTTCTCCTCTGCCATCTGGCGCTGCTGAAACCTATATGTATCAATAGCAGATTGGACAGATAAGAGGTTGCGGTTGGCTACTGTTGTCATCTTGTCCCAAGCCTTCACGTTCTGCAGTGAGGTTTGCCAGTCGTTGTAACGGCGCCTAATACCATCCCATATAGAGTCGTAATGCTTATTTGCTACGTCTATAGAGCGGTTGAAAGCGTCCTCAACGCGTTTCTTATACGTATTGTTGGTTGTCATGTATGTAGCCTGGTATCCCGCCATCTGCTGGCTGAGGCCACGGAGCTGTTGTTGTTTTGCCAAGTCTCGCTGTGCCTGTGTGATAGCTGTACCACCGAATTGCTGCCGAATAGACTCCGGCAACTTATCAATCATCGTCTTTGTGCGATCTACATTAGCCTTGGAGGCGTCTACGTCAGCCTTGAGGTTGCGTATTTCATCAGATTCCATATACTCTTTACGGCGTTTCTCAAACTCATCGCCAAAGTTCGGCATTGTAGCTGTTGCTGCATCGTATGACGCCTTGGCTGCGTCTGCCTCACGTTGGGCACGATGCCATGATTCACGTGTCTGGTCTCTATATCGTGTTGCATCTGCTAATCGTTGTTGAAAATCCATGCCTACCTCACAAATATGTCTTCATTAGGGTTATATGGGAATATGTAAAACGTAAAATCAAACCAAGAGCCGCTTAGGTCTACCCATGTTTTAGCAAATTGGTGGTAGCCACCCCCCGGTAGACGCTCTGAGCGGTGTTGCAGCCATGAACCAAGAGAACCTCGTACGTATATGTAGGTGTTGTCGGCGAATATCTCGAGCTTTTTAGAGCGTGTGTACATATTACGTAGCCAGATAGAGGGCGATACAGGGTTATTAGGTAGAGGAAGGACAAAGTCAAACGCCCCATAGCTGAGCGGGTTCCATAGCGCACTACCTTCTGTGAGCATAAACGGAATATCGTACGTGTAGTAGCCGCTACCGGGTGCACCAGGGGTGACGATATTGTTAAAGTCTACGGTAAAATTCTGGTCTGCATTAAACCAGCGGCAATACATACGATGTACGATATGAGCACGCCCCATACTCATAAAGAACGGCTTGCGTGGCTGTCCATGAGGTATGCGGATAAAATCAAAATCCTGGAATTGTGTGATAGGTATACGATCCCAACCAAATGCATACGTCCAGTTTATCTGTGGGTTGTTAGGTTCACTAAAGATACGAGTACTATTGTTAATTACTACCCGTCTAGAAACGATCTGCGGCGTCTTATTGGTAATATCTGAGCCAAATATAGGATACTTTGAGTTGAATATCTCCTCTTTAGTAACAGGGTCGATTACTTTCAACCCGTAGTCTCTGCCGCTATATCCCTGAGCATTTCTTGTCATATGTATATTGTAGCACTAGAGGGCGATACCATTGGTGAGCGGATAATGACAAGAGAGCGGTTAGCGTTGGGGTTTTGTGTATCATAGGTGAACTTAAAGGCCTTCTCCGCCTCGCTCATCTGCACGCGTGGCGTATTGCCTGCGTTGGTTACTAAACCATAGGCTGATACCTGTTTACCCGCGATAGTCTCTGTGTATTCTTGAAAAGCCCACGGTGTAACGTCTGTCATAGCCAAAGTACGCGGTAACCAGTAGGTGATAAGCCCTGCTTTGTTCCCAAAATCCTTATTGTTCTTAATACCAAGCACCATCTGCGACTGTAGGCGTACGTCAACACCAACGTCATTAAAGTCAGAGGTTTCTCCCTTCTTAATAGCGCCGTAGCGTGATGTTTTAAGCCCATAGTCCCGTAAAGGTGTCCCGTAATCAAACGACAGAGGTGATGCTGTATACGGATACTCCACCTCCTCTGCTATAGGCGTAGGGCTTACAAACACCATGTTCAAATCTGAGCGTGAGCCGTCTGTGCCGTTGTAGTAGGGCGGAATGGCGTTTTTATAGTAGATATACTCCCTATCAGCCGTCCATGTGCCTGGCTGGTCATAAAACGTAGGGTTTAGCGCCATCACGAACGGTACAAATCCTAGGTTATGTCGCCACCTGAAGTAATAAATGGTAGAGAACCCAGTGTTGCGTGCCTCAAGAAACTCACCGCCGTAATTAGCGGTCTGTAGTCCACCTGGTAGTGGTTGTCTGGCATCTATACCAAGCGGGGCTAGTATCTTTGCTTGTAATATAGGAAACGATGAGTTAAAGAGTAGCTTATTATCTGGCGCTGTCTGTGCGTCAAACCCAGGCATAGCAATCTTTACACCATAATCTCTGCGCTCTACGCGGGCCACTAGAAAGCTCCTTGTGAATACCCAAACATAGCCACAATGCGGCCTGAGCGATCCTCTGCCTTGATGAGCCCACGGAGCTGTGTGTCGCCCCGTGTCTCACCTGTGCGCACCTGGCGTGGTGTAATCTGCTGCTGTTGCGCTATATTCCCTACCACAGTGTTTTCTATTTCCTCAAACTTAGTAGTGAGTTTCGTCTCTTTAATCTGAGAAAATGACGTTTCAAGGCTAGCGGTGTTAGGGTTGTAAACTGAATCTGCCATTACAGTTTCATCTCCTCCCCGAGTGTCCGGGCATTAAGTTGTACAGATACGATCGTAGGGGGCTCTGGCGTGGCGTCTGTGGTCGTTCCATCAAAGCCGAAGGTAATCTCCTTAAATCGCTTATTTATCTCCATACGGACGCTTACATCACCCTCTGTGGCTGTTTTTTTACCGTATACCCATGGCTTAGCGTCAATCTTGTATTTAGGGATGATTGTAGCGCCCTTAGGCAACGCACGGAACGTTACACCCATACGGAGAGCCTGCTTATCTGCCCACGGCACACCGCCATCATACATGAGTGATTGGTAGCTGAATTTCTTGGCTGGCTTACTGTTATTGTCTACAACAGCTAGATTGTAACGTATACCGTTCCTTGTCTGTATCTGGTAGCTAAAGTACAATGTGTCCCCAAAATTCCAACACCCACCAAGCTCATACGTCACGTCAGAGGTATTGTAGTTCCCGCTTGCCTCTGGCATGTTGTACGAGTAGTAGAATGACTCCGGGTAATTCTTGTCTACCGCACCCCACGAATAGATACCATGCCTCATCGTGTAGAGACTGGTTTTGCTTGGGAAGGCAAACAGCATGATACCGCGTCTCACTGTCATACAGTGTGGGTAAATATCAGTCGTGTCTCGTCGCTCTGAGTACTCGCTATGGCTGTCGTTGAGCGTACGCACCTTGGTTAGCTGCTTAGCCCCTGTATAGGCATACATAGCGCCGTCAATGATCGTGTATGTAATATTCTGGTAAGTGAACAGGCTCTTTGGCTCACCCATTGGCGTATCAATCTTAAAGTTCAGCCCATCTGCAAACCCATCCCAAAAGCCGAGCATCCCCTCTTGGAAGGATCGCCCCGGAACAGTACTCACCTTCTCACAACCTAATACGACATACTCGTCATTACTAGTGAGTGTTGTCACCTCCATGCCATTCTCGACAATCACACGGTGACGGTTAAATTCAGTCTCGTCTACCTGTGTTAATCCAGAAGGAAGCCAGTCAACTAGATACTGGTCGTTACCAATAAATAACTTGCTACCGCCCCAGTTGATGATTGGATGGCTCTTACGTGTCGTGCTAGTGAGTAGTGAGGCGAAGTATTGGAAGTGTAGACCATACATTTTATCCTGCTCGTACGTTTCTACGCGCCAGTTGCCATCGCTAGCATACATATGGATGTGATACTCCGTACCGAAGTTAGCGTAGTCACCAACCTTAGTCTCTGGAAAGTCGAAGTAAGTGATCTGACCTGTCTGTACCTCGCTGGCGTTTTTAGTCGCGTGAGCAATCTCTTTGTTTTGAGCGTCATGTACAACAAGGTGGACTTGGCCGCTACCCTTAGCGTGGAATCGTACAGAGATACGTGTCATTGGTGATTGATCTGGTAGAAAAATGCAGGTGTTCTCCTCATTCTCGATAATAGAGGTAGGTAGCCCGTCGCTCTGAGCTTGGCCGTTGATACTGCTCCACCGATTTGTGCCACCACCAATCCATTTGCCGTCACGGTCTTTTACGAGGATCTGAGCTACTGTAGGATACGAGCTGGCTTTACCAGTAATAGTATCAATGAAAGACTGATTTGGTGACGTGGCGTTAGTGTACGCGTAGATACGGTCATTCCCAGTAATGTAGATAGCGTCCTTTAATCTCCAGTAGGTGAGGTCTCCAAACGTTCCCTCAGTCCAGCCTGGGAGAAAAGCTGCAACTGTAACGTCATTGTTTACGTCAATCCTGTATAATGTGCCAAACCTGTCAATCCCCCATCTTACACCGTCTGGGGTTTGTGTCATATTCACAATCAAGCCACGTATATCACCGTCGCCTAAATTGCGAGCCCCAGGTAGTACAGAAAGCCGGCTTGGGTTCTTGCGCCCATCCATACACTCTGAGTCGCCATAGCTATTCTTGATACCAATCTTGCCGTCTGTTCCAAAGCCACCGTAAAACGATGTTTGGCTGATGATTGTATCGCCTGTGTTGCCTGCTGCCATTACCAAATACTCCTTACTGGATCAGTGACCCGTTCACGGCCCATCATGCTGCTACCACCCTGGATAAAACCAGAGGCTGTCGTCATACCATAGACTGTCTTGTATTCTTGCACCATGTTGTCGAACAATTGCTTGTACATATTGGCACTGTCTAGGTCCTTGCGCATCAAAAAGTACTGCTGTGCGGCGTAATATACGGGTGCTTGGTGGTATTCTTCGGGGAATTGTGGGCATTGACCTATCTTGACCCGTGTCGTCGCTGTGAGGCCCTGATACGGCGTCTCAAGGCGTATTTCGCGAGCATTTACGACCTTAGCTACCTTGTACCAGTTGCCGTCGCTGCCATCTGTGACCTGTAGCCACCCGTTATTCTCCATACTGCGCACAAATGAGTCCTGCGCGGCTGTGACTCGTGGGCTATTCTCCGTTAGAGATACATTTACCTCACGATCAGCCAGCCCAAGGTCTTGCATACGAGGCTCGAACGTCACGATCATGCCGTTTGGCACGTCATCTGATGGCGTTGGGAATAATTCCATCTCTGTACCGTTCTTGATGATGAAACATTCAGGCCTCCCGCTGGATTGCCCGCTTGTGATCTTGTGCCAGTCCTCGATATTGTGTACGAGATTGATAGGATAATAGTTATCACCGTCTTTTATGCGTACGTCTACGACCCGTACCATGTCTCTTGGGAAGCGATACAGTGATTTACCCTGGATGAGGTTAGTCTCACGCTCCTGGCGCACCCAGTACCGTCTCACAGCGTTTTGAAATAGCTTAATCCCGGTGTTAATGTCCGAGACAGCCTTGCGCACCTCTTGTATATTGTCCTCATCGACGTTAATGAGGCTGATTACGTCCTGTTTTAATTGCGAAAATGTCAGCATGTCTTATTCTCCTTTATTCTAATCATACACTACACGCCGCCACTCTTGCTCATCTCTAGTGGTAGATACTGGTTTTCGCCATTGTGAGGTGTCCTCGCGCCGTCTGTCGCGCCAAATCTGGTCATTGCTACGAACATACTCGTGTTGCCGCCACGCTCCTGTGGCCTCGCTAGAGACTGGTAGCTTGCGCCATTCCTGCTCTATGCGTTGTTGCGGTGTTGACCACACGTCAGGTGTAACTTGGCCCTTCCTAAAGCGCATCGCTGGTGATGTGATACGGGCTAATGCCAATACATTTACAGGTGATAGTGTGTACCGCTCAATATCCCTAAACGAAAGATCAGGAGCGTTGATTGTGGCCGTTGCTGTTATGTATCCAGGAGACACCAGAGATGGGGGAGGGGCTGTATATGTTATACCTGGTTTGCTTATTTTAGCTCTCGCTACCACTGTTGGGGGTAAAATATAGGTTTTGCCAGGCTCTTTATATGTAACTGTTGGTTGCCATATATTTGCTCCAGCCCACACTTGGTTTGCTAGTAGCACATACTTAGCTTTGACCGTTGGCTTCGTTATATTAGCCTTTGCTGTTATGTTGCGAGCCTCTAGATCGTAGCTATTCGAAACTTTGAGTGGCCACACATAACCTGCATTGTAGTACCCAGCATGGGTGTTGGCACTATAAGCGTAGTTATCCCTCGATATTGCGTGTTGCTTCGCTGGCCCCATGACAGTCTCACCATAGTTCTCATATGAGAGCCAACCGTATTCCACTGTGCCACTGTTGTACGTGTAGAGGCCGGCGGTCTGCGTTATTCCCCCAGGTATAGTGTTTGATACAACCTCTCTACTCCAAGCAGAAGGCTCTGCGTGGCCGTCGTTCCATACCTTATACTTGATATTTGGCCCGCTCCAGTTAACCCGTACCCAATACCATGTGTTTCCCTCATAGGGAAAAGGAAGTATAGAGCCAGGAACGGTACCGTGTTGGTTATCGTATATCACAAACACTCGAGTAGAGCCGTCGAGGAACATGCTTACAGAGTACCCATTAGCTGTTGCCCGCGAGTTACCAGTGAAACGGAACCCAACAGCCCCCACAAGCCCAGCATTGCCGGTGTATCTGAACTTAGTTAAAATCTCGCCGTTATACCAGTTGAGACTCTGTCCGAGCGGGGCGTAAAAGTCAGTGCCCTCGTTTCGTATACGTATTATTTCACCATCAAACTCAACATTACTATTGCCTGCGTGTATCTGGCGAGTAATAGAGGTTAGTGCAAGCCTCCTGTTATATATAAACGTAGCCATACGCTACCCCGCGACAACCTCAAAGTTTATTACTACATATGGCGGTAGTATGTCGAAGGGTAGATTGTTACCCGTTGCATTGATAGCGCCTCCAGTGAATGTATTTATTCCGCTATATATTCTATTGTCCACCGCCTGGAAGGCAAGCGCCTGACTCCCATTGCCAAGCCGTTCAGATTGCCAGGCGTTTTGCCTATAGTTGTTCGGCACCAATGCTTGCGACTTAGTGCCGCCCTTTGAACCAAGCTGGCCAAGCACTCCATCATACATGAACGGAGCACGTCCTCTCATGTCATTGAGGGTAAACCCTGCATTGTTGTTAATAGTACCATACGACGAGTTGCGACGGATATGTTCGGCTAGTAGCGGGTATTCTTCTATATTATAGGTGCCGCCATCCATAAATAGTCGCCCAGCACTAGGCGCAGAGTTGAGTGTCATAAATATATCGCCAACCCTGAGACTCTGCTCATAGTAGTGACCGATGAAAAATAGCGTCCCAACAGGGAATGATTTAGCAGTGGTATTCTTTTGCCCTCGCAGCACCTTGTATGAATCTGGCCCGTTCTGCGTGTCTACATAAACTATTTCACTGTTAGAGAAAGTGGGCAGCTGATCTTTAGGCGCTATCGTAGCGTAAAACGGGGAGAGTGAAAATGAATTGATATTGCCAACTTGCAGCGTAATTGTTGTGTCGCTGGCGCTGATTTGGTTTTTTAGGAATCCGATAGATAGATTTGACATTGTTACCTCGACTCATTCATATAATAATTAGCAGCCATATCTCTGTATCTCGGTATATAGTTAAAATCATATTCGGTAGATATATCAACATAATCAGATAAAGGCATTTCGAAGTCCTCTATCTTCACCTTGTCTTTCCCGACTATTTTGCGTATCTCTATTGCCCTTAATAGAAAATACCCGACAGGTTCAGCGCTCTTGTGTACGTCACCTGTTTTATCATTTATGTGGTAAAACTCACCAGTCTCTATATCTTTTACTGAAACAGGTTGGTCTTTAGCTATGTATCGATTGTAGAGGAGTATTTTATTAAAACATTTTACAGCTTCTTCACCCGTAGAAAAGCATTTTAAAAATTCAGCGCTGTACACTCCGGCCCTTGGGTTCATATACAAAAATTCAGTTTTGCCACCATGGTAGTCAATAAGCGTTACTTTATTCTTGTAGAATCTTGTAAACGGGCACTGCCCTTTAACACTTTCTTTAACCGTATAGCTACAGTTCATCAACTCTTTTTTAATATCTTCGGCGGTTTTTTCGCTAGCCATGCCTACTGTACCTCCATCCCAATAGCGGTAGCTCCGATATTAGCTGTACCGCCTTGTGACATTTGCACTGGAGTAACCTCTACGACTACAGACAGCTCTTGCGCACCGGTGTTGGCGTACACGACCCACTGAGCGTTGCCGGTCTTTGTGACAGGCACGTCATTGACAGCTGGAATAGTAACTTTCTTTTCTCCGGCGGTAGGAACTGTCAGGTTGTACGAGCCGATATTCTTATTGCCAAGCGACACAGCACTAATACCCGCATAGTTAGCTGGCTCGCTAGAGCACACGTGCACAACATTAGCCCCTTTGATCCGATCTACAAATGCTTGCCACGATTGTATTGATACTTTATTTGCCATTTTCTATCCTCCTAGTTAATCTTATGAGCGCTACCGCCCAGTTCTTTAATCATATTCTCTTTTTTCTTTAGATCCTCTTTTGTGAACAGTGCCGGATTTTCCGCCGTAAACATAGTGTCTTTGCCCAACAGTCCGTACACTGTGTACACGATGAACAAATCTGGCATATTCTGAGAATCAACGTGCGCCATCTCCCCTATCCTCTCTGCCACGTGACGCCCGTGCTTTGCAGACAACGCGAGAACACGCCCATCGATCCATGATTTTTTCGGTTCAGCTGCAAACAACTCGCCAAGACTATCGCCCTGCTTTGATTTTACGCGCACAGAGTTGATAGTAAACTCAAGATCAAACCCGAGTATCCTCATGTCGTCTATCAACCATTTCAGTAGGTTTGTGTTCATTATTTCTCTCCGTTTAATTCTACCTCTCATTATACACGTACATAACAAAAACCAGCCCACACCAAGATAGCTTGGCAGGCTGGTCGTGCACCTCTATAATAACACAACGCCCCTGGCTTTTGACCACGGGCGCTATGTATAACCACAGTAAATTAATTAATTATACTTGTACAGTCGCTCACACGGCGTCCGGACTCCGGATCACGCTGCATTTCACAGTATACACCTACTAGATCAAATAGGCAACAGTAATTCATCAAATTCTCCAACAGTATTTACGCCAGAGAATCCAACAAACTCTTTAGATAGCAAAACAGGCTGAGCGCTCACAATCTTGTACTCTGTAAAGTAGACTTTGCCAGTCGGTGCGGTAATGTAAGCGTCCCCATCCTTCTCAAATGTCACCACTGTTGTCTGCCCGTTCTTAGTCGCAGACATGCGGTTAATATACAACCCACGGCTAGCGCCTCTTGGTATATACCGTGGCTTTATCACTTTCTGAAAATCCTCCGGTGGCGTGATGGTAACCTCACCGTTTCTCCACTCGATCATAAGGCTATCTTGCATACGCTAATATTATAACCCCCATGATACCTGAGGGTCAATAATACAACAGCTGATTGTGAGCTATTTGGTTGCGCCAGCTTTGGCAGCCACAGTCACAAGACCAGCAGCCTGGAGGCCAAAGGCAATACCTTCGTAGATTACCTTGTCGGTAAAGACAAAGTGGCCAGTCACAAAGTAGTAGCCAATACCTGCTGCGATAGCGAGGAACACCTTAGTGATGCCTCCCCACTCCTTTTTGTTGATCATGTCGAACAGCTTTACGATTGCTGGTACGATAAGAACGTTTAGTACTTCCATTTTACTTCTCCTTTATTTTTTAAACAAACCTGTGATAGCGTCTAGGATCGCCTGCAAGATGCGTCGAATATCCCCAAGGATAGTTGTAGTGTCCTCGGCCTTTGGCGCTTCCTGAGGCGCTTCTGCGGCCCTATCCTGCGGTTTCTCTGGCTCTGTTGGTGGCTCTGGCTCTACGTGACGAATTTCTGGCGTTGGCGCGTTCTTGATGCGTTGTAGTTCCTTGTACTCGTCGCTCCGTCGTAGATCGTCTGCTACCATACCCCAGCTCCAACCGTTACGGATCTGATTGCGGTAATGCTCAATGCCACCTTCGTCTGCATCACGCTCGAGGATCTCCTTGTAGAGGCGCTGAATTTCATTAGTCTCACTGTCGTAAGCTGCTCGTAGTTCATTGTTACGTGCGTTGCGTCGCTCTGCCACTGCTTTGCCTTCTGCGCTGTTAGCCAAGTCCTCACGGATTTGATCCCAGTTCCAGCCCTTGTCGATCTGAGACAAGTAGTGACCAATAGCGTTTTCGTCTACGTTGCGGTCAAGAATCTGCTGGTACAAGCCATTGAGGTAGTTAATCTCATCAGTCCGATCACGCTCTACTACCTGGCCAGCCTTCTCACGAGCCATACGGTCGATACGGTCTAGATCATAGTTGCCAGGGCAGCTGGTGCTTGTCCATGAGTTGTGTGGGCGGAGCGGTAAGTCACCATAAGTCTTGCGTAGTTCTGCCACCAGTTCAGCAATAACGTCGTAGTCCTCATCACGACACCGTGGATCACACTCGATACCGATGCTTGTCTGGTTGCCTACCCAGTTACCTGCGTGCCAAGCAATGTTGGCAGGGTCTACAATGCAGGCTACACGCCGATCTGTGCCCGTAACAACATAGTGAGCACTAACCTGCGCTGCTGGGTTGCACAACCAAGCTGTAACACCTTCAAACGTAGGGTTTTGGCCAGGATCACCCCACCAGTGAATAGTAATACTACTAATACTGTTGCCTTGCCGGCCAGCAGTGTAGTTTGGCGAGTCATACTGCGTAATGTAGTTGTACGCCATTTATACCTCCTTTAGATATTAATACAGTTGCTATCACCATCGATCTTGTATAGCCGACGGTACGCGGTATTAGCTTCACCCTCGTACTTCCATGCTACCCATGATGTTTGGTTGCCTGAGTTGTCCTTGGTGTTGACGCAAGATAGCTGAGGAGATGCACCATCTTTGCCGTCCCTACCATCTTTACCGTCAGCACCGTTAGCGCCATTAGCTCCTGCCGCGCCTGTAGCCCCGGTAGCCCCAGTAGCGCCTGTGTCACCCTTACATCGTCCTGCCGTACAGTATTTAGCAACAGCGGTCGCTATCTGCTCGTCTGAGGCGTTCTTACCGTTCGTACCGTTACATATACCACCTGAGCAATAAGCAGCAACAGCGCTCATTACCTGGGCGCTTGTGGGGTTCTCTGAGCATTTGTTGGTGAGGCAGTATGTCTTGATGGCTAACGCTATCTCTGAGTTGGTCGGAGTCTTGCCGTCAGCGCCATCTTTACCGTTAGAGCCTACGATCGAGCCTACATTGCGTGCTTCTCCGTCTGAATAAGTGAGCACCAGGTTGCCATCCTTGTCTATCTGGGCGTTAGTGATGTTTGTGACAGGCTTCTCTACCTTCGTACCACCTGAGATAGTCACAGCCTGGCCTGGTTTGAGCGTAAATACCTTGTAGATGGTGTAGCCACTGAATATAAGGCTTAAAATCATCATGATTGATAGGATTTTTAGTAATTTTTCTTTTTTGAACCATCGAATGACGCAATTACTTCTCATCGTAGCAGTCCCCCTCTACTATTAGACAGCAATGCAATGACAATTGGCACAAATGAGGTGATAACTGCACCCACAACTAGGCGAAACAGCCATTTATTCCTGTCTTTAGCCTCTTCTGAGTCTGTCTCAAGGTCTTTTAGCCGTGATTCTATGTCTTTTTTGTACAGATCAAGCACGTAAACACGCACAAAGTCATTTTCTTTGCGCAATTCATGCTTGGTGATGGCGTCATCGATAATCTCTTTGACTTGCCATTTGTTTAGCGGTTTGTCATCCATACAGTTTGTCTCTTTCAAGCGGAAACCCGCCCAGTTATTCTCCTTCTTTAGAGATTATACCCCGGGCGGGCTACAGATAGGCCTGCTATTTACTCGCTAAAGCCTAGATCCTCGTCTTTACTCTCCGCTTTAGCTTGTCGTCCACGGCGAGCTGGCTTCTCCTCTGCTGCTGGAGTTGTATCCTTGACGCCAGTCGTGTACTGAGCTGGGCCACGGTACGCTTCGTCGAGCCATTTGCTGCGTGCCTGAACGTCTGCAAGCATACGAGCGCCATCAGAGCTGCTGTACTGGGCGTATTCCTTCCACATGTGCTCGAGAGCCATGTAACCAAGCCAGCCTGGAACTACCTTCTCCTCGCCTGCGTGGATGAGGAAGGCGCGCTGCTTACCACGGATAGTAGTGTTGGTGTACTCATTAGGCTGGATATGCTCCTCGTCATCGATGTGTATATACGCAAACCCTGATGGATACGGCGCGTTGTTCTTGATCACCACCATATCGTTTGGCTTAAACATACCGTATACAATGTCACGGAACGTTTCGCCGTCTACAGCCTGAGTTGTTACGCTGTTACCAAGGATTTGATCCTCGGTCAGCCCTTTATTGATTTGATCCAGATTCATCTATTTTCTCCTTTCACCTTATAGTTGATCTGCGTAGTAATCTGCAATGTCAGTTAGACTTGCGTTGTTGCTAAAAGCCTTCCTATTATACTCTGGCCGCTGCGAGGATGTTGTCTTTGTCGCAACACGTCGTGCTGTCTTGGTACGGGACTCATCCTGCTTCTCACGCCTGGTGTCGTCCTCTGTTTCAAACTCTTTTGGGTTTTTAGCCTTGTAGATGAGCCCAGCTGTATATGAGCTGATGTTTTCACCCTTGTGCTTGCGGTTGTATTCATCACGAAAGTCGAGGATCTTATTTACCAGTTGCACGCTAGGGTCAGTGTTAAACTCCTCTGTGCCCGGCTTGGCCTTGATCTTGGGCACGATACCATCGTCCTGGAGGCGATCCACATCAGCAATAATAGCATCAAGCTCTGCCTTCTCTTGCTCCGCCTTGGTTGTCTGCTCACGATCAGAGGTGATCTTATTCATGAGCTTCTCTGCCTTAGAGCTTTGGGCACTCATTGCACTGTAGAACTGCGCCTCAGCTCGCTTACTAACAAACTCAAAGTCATCTGGCAGTTGTGTAGGCAGTTTGACTGAAAGCTCCTCGCCGTCCTTACCCTTCACAGTAATGTAATCAAGGCTGTTGTAGATAAACTTCTCCTCTGGCGTAGATTTATTCCAGAGCTTCTCGTCAATCTCGTCTGGTCGCTCTTCCCAAGGCTGAGGCTTATCATCTTTTTTAGGCTCTTCCTTTTTGTCTTCTGCCACCTTCAGGCCACGACGCTCAAGTTCCTTCAGAAACTCCTCGTCAGAGAGCCCTTGTGCTTTCGACTCTTCCTTTGATTCTCCAGATTCTTTTTCGTCTGATTCATTCTCTGGAGTCTCTTCCGACTCGTCGCCTTCTTTTTGGGCGGTAGCTTCGCCTTCACCGCTATTGTCCTCCTCTGTGGTGGGCTTATTTTGTTGTTCCTCTACCTCATCAGTTGTATCTTTATCGTCTTGGTCTGCGGCTTCTGCCTTCTCAACCAACGCGTCAAAGTCCATCTCTGATAGGTCTGTGTTTGATGATGCCAATGTAAACACCTCCATTATGTTTAGTATATGTATGGATTATACCGAAATGGAGGTGGTTATGTCTATAGTCCGAGTCCTGAGAGGATACCGCTCGTGCCTTGATCCTGCACGCCGCCTAGGTCGCCTACGAGCTGCGCTGGCTGTTCAGGGATTGGTTGACCTTCTACTGGTGGCTGCTGGCCTTGCAACAGCTCTGGCGGGATATGAGAGGGGTCTGCTGGCATTTCTGGCTGAGGCTGTGGAATCTCTGGGCTTGTGGGCATACTTGGGTCTACGAGTAGCCCTTGGTCGCTCGCTTGCTGGAGCTGCTCACGCTGGCTGAGGCTGAGCACCTCTTGATCGATGTGAGCCAGGAGCTTCTGCTGTAGCTTCGGGCTAGCCATGAGGAACTTGTCCGTCTGGAGCTGCTTGTTGTGGGCTAGGATATGCTCTGGCGTCACGTCATCACGTGGCTTAGCGTCAAAGCCATTCATGATAACTGCAAAGTCAATGTAAGCTTCCTCATCTTGCACGTCACTGCGTACCTCATCCACGAGCATGTTCGGATCAGTCTTGAACTTGACCAAGCTCTCGTAGCGCTCGCTAGAGTCCTTAAGGCCAAGATCCTTGAACAGGTTGTATGGATCAATAACACCAAGCTCTGCCAGCTTGACTGCAATATTCTCACGACGGCTCTTGTCCATGTTGACAGTACTACCTGGCGACACAGCAATCACAGCGTTGTCTGGAATGGTCTCACGGGACAGCTCAACATGGATAAAGTTACCATCAGTATCACGGCCAGAGATTTTGTGGTTCTTGCTGTAGTATACCTTCATCATCTGAACGAGTAGCTTAAAGTAGCGATCAAGCATATTATCAATCTCACGCACAATCTCGTCCTGCCGGCCTGAGGCTTGGCTCTGCATCATCTGTGCTTCACCGAGTGTACCAACGTCACGCTTCGAGTCATCGCCACGGAACTGAGAAGGCGTGCCAAGGATGTTGTGGATACTGTTCTTAATGTCCTCTTTGTCTTGTAGAACATAGTTAGGCAGTAAGTGAGCTGGAATCTCACCGTATGCGTTGCTGATAGGCTCATCCTCACGAATGTCAAGCACAACAGACTGGTTGGGCTTCCCAGTGAGCTTCTTGGCGTCGTCCTCTGAAATAGCGCCAGAGCGGAACACCTTGATGCTATTGGCTGTGTCTGCGTTGTCGATGATCTGGCGCCCACGACGGTTGAGGATGTTTTGGAGAGGAATGGCCTGTTCGATAGGCGAGGTTTGGTCAACCATGTGGCTACCATCGTTCAGGTAGTTACAGAAGGTGTACGGCTTAGTAGGCTTGTCTGTGTAGTTGCAGATAGCAACACCCTTGCTATCGTACTCGTACATAGGGCTGAGCTTCTTGTCTAGGATGAGATTATTGAAATACCAGGCGACACACTCTCGTGGCTCACCGGTGGTAGTATCAGTGAACCAAATCTCGTTGTAGGCCACAACAGTACTGAGGAGTTTCTGGGTCTTACGCACAAAGCCCAGCTCTGCCATAATCTCCTTCTCTTTCTCTGGGAATTTGGACATGAGAATGTCTACGGTGTCCTCGCACACCTCACAGATAAAGCGGGGTTCCTCGTCTAGCTCTGCATTACGGTCAAGAATAACCTTCTCTGGGTTGAGTGCCTTCGCTTCAATCTCCTTGCTGAATGGGTTGTACATGAGCTTGATAACGCCAACACGCTTCAGGGCGAGGTTCTTGGCTGCTACCTTGATCTTGCGTGAGAGACGCACCTTCTGGCTATGGAGGTCTACAGCGCTTTCTAGGCGTGCTGCGAGCGTCTTACTAGCTGGTGAGTCATCGCCTGGAGTAATCTCACACCCTGGGTCACGAGCCGATACATAGGCTATAACAGCCTGGATACCAACAAAGAGTTGGTTGTCTCGGTAGTCTGCCTGGTGGTAGTAAA